CGGCACCCGTTCGCCCGATTACCCCCGGCGGCGGGGTTGCCGTGATGACGGACACGGCGGCCGGATACGCCCGATTACCCCCGGCGGCGGGGCACGAAAAAAGCCGCCCGGCGGCGGCTTCATCGTGAAACTCTGCAAATTGACTAAAAAATATTCAGTTTCTATTCAGGCTATTGCCGCGTCGGTTCGATCACGGTTTCCGTAAAGTCTTCGTGCTGAATGACGCGCCGGCACCAAACGCAGCCGCTCAATTGACTGCGTAAGCAAGCGTCGCCGCTCAGATGACAGACGGGCGGACCCTGACAAATAATCAGTGTCTGGTCCGGCTCGTCGTAGTCGTAGTCGTCATCTTCAAGCGGCATGCTCGGCCCAAATCTTCTCGGCCTCTTTGACGATGACGGGCTTGCTCTTCCAGGAGACCGTCATGTCGACGCTGAATTTCTCGCCGATGAAGCGGCGGATTTCTGCCTTGGTCATCGCGGCGAAGTCGGGCATGTCGACCTCGTTGGCGGCCTCGTCACCGTCGCTGGCGGGCGCGGCCTCTGCTTTGACCTCGTCGACCAGAACGTCGCCGTCTTCGATCTGCACGTCCTTGGCGTTGAAGACGGTATGCCAGGTCTTGTGGTCGGTCGTGCCGTGCGCGAACGGGTTGGGAAAGTCGACGAGGCGCAATTCTGCGCACTTTTTGCGCACCACGGCGGCGGCCATGGCGACGTTGCGGCGATCGACGGGAAGCATGGCTTCGCGGATAAGTCCGGCGTGACGCGGTGAATGTTCAAGGGCCTTCTCGATCTGCTTGTTCAACATGGTCCGTTCCTTGTTCAGTTTGGCCGGGTCTGACCCTGCGCGAGTTTGATCTGCTGGTTCGGCTGTGCGTCGATCGCCTCCATGGCAATCCGCCACGACCGATACGCCGCCTCGCCGTGCTCTCCCCACTTCTCTATGGGCCACGCCATGATTTCTTTCGGCTTGATGTGCCCGGCGGTGTCTATGGGAAACTGAATATCGCCGTCGCGGTCCTTCCAGAGCAGATAGAACCGGGAAAACCCCTGATCCATCCATCCGCCGATCCAAGCGCCGCGGTGGTTCAATTCCCGGTTCAGGTAAGCGACGACGCGGCGCGCATAGTCGCGCATCGATTCCTGCGGCCCGGTGCCGTCGACCTTGGACCAATATCTCCAAGCGCCGTTTTCGGCATACTGAAAACAGACCCAGCAACGCGACCCGCTCTCGCGCATGAACCACGCGATCAGACGCGATTCCAGCCACTCGCCCGGCAACGTATGCGTTCGCCCGGTCAGCTTTTCTTCGCCGGCCGTAAACTCTTCCGGCATGATGATCGAAGGATGTTGTCTACCCATATTGCCCGCTCCTCGTCTCTACGCCCCCGCCCTCCGGGACTGGTTGCGGTGCCTGTGCGGCACCTGGGGCCATCGGTGCGCCAGCACCCGGCCCGTATCCTGCTGTTGGCGTCGCCTGCATACCGCCGGCGCCGGTGCCCATCATCGGCGCTCCCATCGTCGCGCCTGCGGTCATGACGTCGTCGCCGGTGGCGATCCCTTGGGACGCCATCAACGCCTGGACTCGCTGTTTGACCATTTCCTTTTGCGGGATGGACGATAGATCGATGGCGACGTCCATGACGGCCTCGAGCGGCAGGACGCCTTTCTCGATCAGTTCCATGAGCTCGTCGAATTGCGCCGAGACGAACGACGCCGAAAGCGGTGTCTCGTCGATGGCGATCGCATACCGGCCGACCGTGATGTTGTTCTTTATCTCGCCGGCGACGCGGTGATTGATCCGCATTTCGTCGAGAGACCCGTCTTCGCCCTGAATGCGCACCAGGCGATCTTCCGGGTAGTGCTCCTGCATCAATTCCAGTTTCTTGCGCGCGCCCAATTCCTTCGACCGGCTCATGTTGTCCATGTAGGTCTGAATGGAAATCACGCCCTGGCGCTGCCGGGCGATGATGGCCTTGCCGGATTTGACGCTTTCGTCGACGCCCTGCATGTCGCGGTTGACGCCGCTGATTTCGCGCAGGTCGTCGGTGTTCTTCATCTCTAGGCGTTCGTAGTTCTGCGGCACCGTGCCGGGCTGAACCGGCTTTGGCGCAAAGCCGCTTTCCTTGCCTTCCCAATAGCCGATGAAGCCGGACTTCGCGGAGTTGCGCTCCCAATTGCCCATCTCGTCGTCGGCGATGGACTCTTTGTGCAGGATCCACCCGGAATTGGCCGACCGCATGGTGATGTCGGTCTGTGCCGAGCGCATCTTGTTGATTTGGCGCTGCGGGTCCAACAGGTCTTCGACCATGCCGCGGGTCTTGCCGCGCCGGAAGTACGGGAAATACGGAATGATGGTGAACGTGCTGTACGGGCTCCAATCGTCGTAAACGATGACGTCGCCAATCAGTGTCGTCCATCGCACCCGGCGGATACGCTGGCGCGCCAAGCGGATCGGCGAGACCTTTCCCATGGCGGCGAATTTGCTGTCCGCCCACTGCACCCATGATTGAATGCGCTGCTGGTCCCACGTGTCCGGCAACGGCTTCATCATGCCCGTTTCAAGGTCAATGATGACGTTCGCCATGACGCGCTTGTAGTGCTGCTGCTCGACTACTCGGACTGCCTTCCGGGTATCGTCGACAAGCCCGTGCGCAAACCCGACGTAGTCGCCAAACGACCCGTAGCCGTATTCCTGGTCCGGGTTGCCGCCGCCAAAGTTACGCCACGGCGTAATCTCGTTGATATAATCCAGGATCCCCGCCGGCATGCCGCTCGGGCCGTAACCGGAAATCAGCGGCTCGATGATCTTGCGGACCGGGATGCCGTAAAGCGCCTCGGTGTCGTCAAGGCTGGCCCACCGGCTCGTCGTGACGCGGGCGTGCTCGTTGATGTCGTACTTGTCGGCGTCGCAGTCCAAATAGACCGAGAACGGATCGAGCGCCTGACACTTGGCGGTGCCAAGGATGTTCTGCTCGAAGTCGATGCGCCAATCGGTGAAGCCCCGGGCGGTCATGATACCGTCCATGAACACTTCCGCGTCGACGTAAGGCTGCTGCGTCGCTTTGCTGATCTGCTTGGCGGTCTTGGTCAGCGCGTCAGCGACCTCGGCGGTGCTGGCTTCGTCGTCGCTCGGCAGATAATTCTCGTCGGTGCGGTTGTTGCGGTGATAGCCCAGCACCAGGCGTACCAGCGGTCCGATCTTGTTGAACGTCAGCGCCGGGCGTCCGTCGGCGTCGAGCGCTTTCAGATCGCTCTCGGACCACTGTTTGCCCTCGACAAACTCGACGCATTCCTTGGCGACCTCGGCCCATTGGGCTTGCGCCGCGGCGTCGCGTTGAAAGCGGTCCGAGATAAGCAGGATGGTTTCCCAATCCTGTTTCGGAAGTGGCCGCCTCGAGCTCAACGGGCCGTAGACCATTTAAACCTTTTCCCCTGAGCCGGTATCCTGTTTCCGGTTCAACTCACGCCGGATATTGTCCTGAAGGTTACCGAACTGATTATCGAAGTGGCGAATGATACGCTCCTCGATCTTTTGCAGTTGCTCGACGGTGGCGAATGTCTTGGCCGCATCGACCTGATAGACATCAAACTCCTTGTCGAGCGTGTCGTGCTTGTCCCAAAGGCGACCGATATTGTCGGTGGTCGCCTTTTCCTTGAGTGACCTGTTGACGTAGGCGAGAACGCCGGCAATTACGCTCAGGCCCACGACAACCAAGCTGGCCGAAAATCTCAAGAAGTCGCCGATTGTCAGGACAGAATCCATCGATAGCCTCCTAGCCGTTAAATTGATCAGCCGTAGTTACCGGTGACCAGCACGTCGGAGGCGCTAATCAGGCCGGTAACCGGGTTGGCGACGCAGACATAGAAGCCGGTCTTCGCGGTGTCCGTGATTTCGAGAACGAACGTGCCGGCCGCCTTGGTCTGGCCGATCAGGTGCTTCTTGGCCGTCAACGCGCTCAGGACGGTGCCTTCGCCCGACTTGGCGGTGACCGTGCCGGACGCGGTGGTCCCGGTGATCCCGGCGCCGGTGCCGGCGTCCGACAGCCAGATTTCCAGATTGCTGATGCCGGTCAATGCCGTGCCGCCAGCGTCTTTCGGCGTGATCGTGACGTTGGCGACGTTGGTGGCGCCGGCGGCGGCCGCGAACGTGAACGAGAACGGTTGGCCTGCATCGGCGATGCGCATCCAATCGGTGCTGGTGATGCCCTTGGCGATGTACCAGTGATCGTTCGAGGTGTCGTGGCAGACCTGGCCGGAGAACGCCGGGGTCTGGTTGCTGTTCGGGTCGCCGGCGTACTCGATGTGGCCGAGGGCTTCGCAGACGGCGGACTTGCCGACCATCGGCGCGAAAAGCTGCTTCAATCGCGATGCGGTTTGCATAACGGGAATCCTTTCTGGTTTGTTGTGGTTGGTTGGTTAGGGGCTTTCGCCCTCGTTGGCGGCGGATCGCCGCGGAACTTGGAGCGGACAGAGGGAATCGAACCCTCGCAGCACGGCTTGGAAGGCCGGCGACACAACCCGTGTGCGTGCCCGCTTAGAAAATCAGCCCCAAAGGCCGAAGCCGATGGCGATTCCGGCACAAACGCCGACCGTGATATCGATCAGCATCCACGCCCAGGCTTTCGGCGTCTTGGGACGCAAGAACTCGATGATCGTGTGCAGGTTCATGTCACATCACCAAAGCGGCGGCTCGAAGAGGCAGCGCGGATCGCCGTTCTCGATGCCGGGATTATCCCTGTCTAATTTCACGCACATCCACCAAGACGCCCGCTCGGATGGCCACACTCGCCTTTCCGAAAACTTATCTTTGCCGTCGCGCTGAAAGGGCCACCACTTTCCGTTCCAAAAGACGGTGTATCCTCCGGCGATCGGCTTTACAATACTCGCGGGAATAACCGTGCAGTCCTGCGGGCCGCAGCAATAGTAGGTGGCCGGGTTGTCAATGATCCACTGCGCATCGCCGTGAGCCGATGCCGGGCGGGCAATCATCACTAGAAACGCGATGACCAGTGCGACGGCGACAATAAGCACCCGGGCGAAGCCGAACAGGTCGCGTAGCAAGGCGTCCATCATCTGCTCGTCCGTGTCGTCGTATCGCTTCATCTTGCCCTCCTACCTTCCCATCCAAGATTTGCCCGACTTCTGATCTTGCAGCTTGCGCATCCAGTCCGGCACCGTGTCGGCCGAGGCCGCTTTCGGCCATTCGATCGGGAAGTCCGGGTCCAGAATCCGCGCCTTGGCGTCCAGGATGTCGTCGTGCTTGACCACCGGGAACGCCAGGTACTCTTCCTGCACAAACGATCGCGTCAGATTGACCGCCTTGCCTTCCCAATCGGTCCGGACGATCGATTCAATCTCGAACCAGCGACCGTTCTCGTAGATCGGTATCAGCTTCTTGATGCGGTCCTGCTTCGAGAGCGGCCCGCTCAACGGTACGATCGTGAACCGATAGTTTTTGTCTTCCTGGACGTACTCGATGTGCTCGATGTCGGCTTGCAGTCCGTATTCTTCGTAGCCGACCTTGATCGGCTTCCACTGCCTATGCAGCGCAAACAGCGTATCCGTGCGCTCTGTCAGGTTGAGGCGGTCCCGCACCCTGTCCAAGGTGTAGTAATTTTGATCGGCACCAAGGCCGATGACCTCCATGACCGTATAGTCCAGGTCCGCCTTCTTGGCGTGTTCGCTGCGCGCCGTATTGCCGCCGGCCTGCCGTGCCTTCCGACCCGACGCCGGATCGACGAGGATGTAGACGTTCAAGCCACGTGCGTGACCGCCCGGCCAGTATTTAAGCCACTCCTCTTTGAAGCCCTGCGACTTGTCGGCGACCGGATCCAAAAGCATCTGCGCCCCGAACGTGTATGGCCCCTGCGTCTTGCGCTTTTCCTGCAGCCACTCCGACGAGCGGAAGGCGCAATTCTCAGGCGCGAAATTCTCGCTGCCGTCCAGCGTGCACGGATGCAGCCGAACCGTGACGACGTCGCGCTCGTCCATCACCGAGTAGGTGTCGAACAAGTGATAGCGCGTGCCGATATAGCGGACCCACCCGCCTTCCGTGCCCAGGTTGTCCGAGAGCTCCCACATGCGCGTGGTCTTGTTGATCTGCTCGGCCGTGCCGACTGAGTCTTCGGTCACCACGTCGTCGTAGACGCGGATGTAAAAGTGTGCGCCCGTCGGCATGCCGTCGACGAGACCGTGACCCTCGACGGTGGCTTCCTTCGGGTTGGTCTTGCGCCGGACCGTGATGCCGTTCTGCACCGACCACGACGGCGCTTCCTTAACGCTTTGCCACAACACGTCCGGAAACAAGGCCTTCAAGTCGCCGTTGTTCTCGAACTCCTGCTTGATCTGCGACAGGAAGTCCGTCGCGATCGATTTGTTGTGCGAAAAGATGCCGACCGTCACTTCGCGGCCGTTGTATCTTGGTTCCGGATGGCCGCCGTGCGAGGCGAGAACGTCCTGAATTGTCAGCCCGAACGTGATAATGGTCGAGTTATGCGTCGGCACCATTGCCCTACCGACCAAGTAAAGCCCGTCCGGTCGATCCACCTGAATGCAGGACCCAGGCTTCGGGGCAACCCGCTCGATGGATACGATGTACCTGCGCGGCGCTGGCCGCTCGCCCTCTATGCACCGCGCCAGTTTCCGCTTGAGCCGAAACGGCGGCAGTGACGTATATGCCTGAAACGAGACCTGCCAATACGGATAGGGTTCGCCTCGGACGGTTCCAATGTGCTGACGGCGGCGCGGCTTGAGCCCCAGCGAGTGACAAAGCTCAACGAAGCCGTCAACCAGCCGCTCGTTGATGTTTACGAACGTCGCTGTTCCGCGCGTGTTGCAATGGCCGTCCGTATCCATGAGCCCTTGCAGCAACGCGATACGCTGCGCCAGCGACGCCCTCAGATACTCCGGCGGAATCGCCTTCTGGTCGCGAATACCGAGTGCCTTGAGAGCCGCTGAAAGCCCTTCGACGCAACGATACTGCGCCTTTCGGGCCGGCGTTTTGTCGTGGCCCAATGCGTAACCTGCGGCCCTGATTTCTTCGAACACCTCCGGATCGCCGCTGGTGATACTGCCACCGCCGCGGCTGCCGTCTCCGAGCCAAACGCCAAGCGTATATGGGTTGATCGAAAGATCAGCCTCCGGAAGCTGCAACGGCCCGGCCACCGGCACGGCAAGTCTGTTGTCCGGCCTATGGTCATGCGCCGCAATCTCGCGCGTCGAAAGCGTCACGGTCTCGCGGTATAGGCGCTGCCCACCGGCGCCACGCCTTCGCGTGCGGCGCTCGACGGCCCAAAGATGGTCATCTCCGGTGACGATCTTGAAACCGTCGTCAAACGTCAGCCGGTACTGCGGCGGCGCCTCGAATACCTCCGTCCGCGCCACGACGCGGCAAGGACGGCCGTCGCCTCCAAAGATCGTGTCGCCGGGCTCAAGATCGCCGTGGCGCGCCCAGCCGGTTGGTGTCGGCACGGGTTCGTCGATGCGGCAGAGCTTATAGTGCTCTCTCGCCCACAGGTCCAAGCGGCCGTTCGGTTCCGCCTGCACCTCTCGACAACGAGCGAAAAGCCAATCGTGGTTCAGGTCCGGCCGGTGCAGCAAAACGACCAGCAAGAAAAACAGGTCGTTCCGCGCCAGCCACCGCTTCGCCTCCTCGATGAAGGTGAAACTGTTTGTCTTTCGACCGGCCTCTAGGGCCTCTGCATCCTTGTCGGCCGCTTCCTGCAGGACGGATTTGTAGAACTCAATGGACGCTATCCTGGTCTTTGGTAGGATGTCCGGTAGCGCCATGACGACCAAATATCTCCTCTAGCTCGGCCAGAACGTCACCGCGAGACACCACCTCTTTTGTCTCGACTGGCCCGCCGTCCTTGCCGGTCAATTCAATTTGCCGCTTGCTTTCGTAGTGCCCGCCGACCTCTTTCGCGATCTGCTCATAAAGCTGCGCCGCCGCCAGGTGGTTATTGCGCCCGGCCATGACCTTGGCCGCCGCCGCTAGGTTGCGCACCCTTACCGCCTTCGATGCCTCGGGGATTGAGTCCAGGTCATTGAGGTACGATTCCCGCGCCCGGAAGAACTCGGTTTTCAGTTTCTTACCCAGCCGCTCGCCGGACATCTTCGTTGGGTCGTAGCTTTCGACGCGCTGCGGCGTGATTTCTTTGCCGAATTGCAGTTGGAAGGCCTTGGCCACCGACGTCGGCGGCTCATACGCCGCAAGCGCACGCACCAAAAAGAGTTTTTCATGGTCCGTGAGGACCGTGGTCGCTTTTCGTCCCATCCAATCTTACTCCAACGTCACGCCGCCCTTAACTGACACGTCCCACATGCCATTGCGATACCACCTGACGACAGGACCGGCTTGGCATTGGCCGCGTTGACCATGTCGCGCACCGGCGACCCTGCCGGCGCCCCGTAACGCGCGATAACGCCGACAAACTCCTCAACGTCGTGCCCCCGCATGGCGAACACCGGCAACCCGCTCTGCTTGCTGAACTTGGGCGCCCCGAACTCGTCCTTGGCTTGGCCGCAGTGATAAAGCTCATGCTCGAGCAAGGCGCAGCGTGCAGCCATCGGATCCGGTAGGGCGTCGCACCCGTCGGCCCAATATTCTGCGTCGATCGTGATGATGAAGTCCGGCTCAAGCCCGAACCACGCATTGATCTGACATTGCCACCGGGCCCGCCCCCAAGCGCCGCCGGTCGTTGGCGGCCGTGGTATTTCTGCCTGCCCGACGATCCGCCTACCCTGCTTCTCGTTTGCGACGTTGGTCCAAAGCGCACCGATGCGTGCCGAACTGAGATGCAGATGATCGGGATTGTGCAGCGCGCCCATCTCGTCGACGAACGTCTGCATGCCCCATCCGCTCAACTCGAACGCCGGCACGAACGCTTTGTTCAAATGGTCGCTGACCAAGTCCGCCGGCGGCATGGGGATATCGGTCGGTTGCGACACAACACCTCGCGTAAAGAAGATAAACACAAAAAAAACGAAAGTGGCCCGCGCGATGGCAGGCCGTGTCCGAAGTCAACTTTCTGATGATGCCCGAATAGATATCAAACTTTGACACCACCTGTCAACATAAAATCTCTAAGTGACGCAGTATGTGGGGGATTGCGCCAGATGTAGATAGTTTACACAAAACGCCCATATTCGGCTGTCATACATGGTCGATTCGGGTTCCGCTTTACGTTCTATGTATTTAGTGTAAAGATAATTTATATTCGACGCTTTAGAAAAGGCCCCGGCATGCGGAAAATACGATTTCGCTTACTGATTGTCGCCGTGCTGCCGTTGATGCTGCTGGGAACCTAAGTGCAACCCCATTCATCCCCTGCACTGCCATCCCCCCTATCCCCCTCCCCTAAAGGGGAGGAGGGGATTTAGGGGGGTAAGAATGGCTGTTTTCTGCCGATCCCCCTAATTCCCCCTTAGGGGGGTAAAAAGGGGATTTAGGGGGCATCATTTCTTACCCGCTTTCATCAGGCGAAGCGTACTTGCGAACACCTCATTCTTCACCGACCAGCCATTACTATTTGTCTCAACAGTATCGGAGTTTATGAGCAATCCGATTGTCAATTTGGAGTATGAAACGCCCAACATATTCTCGATTGCTCTGGGCTTGTAGCCATCTTTTTCTAATAGCTGTTTGAACGCCGACCGCGATACATACGGAGCGCCATCGATATCTTCACAACCTGATGCCCACCATGCGCGTTCAAATAATGTTGTGGCATTGTGCAGGGGAGAGTCGGCCTTGGCATTTATTGGTTCATTACCACCCACAAGGACGGCGCTTGTTACCTGCTCATTGTCCTCATTAAACCAACCCTTGATTGGCACAGACTGGATATTTACATAGATATTTTGAGCCTCTTCAGAATCCTTGGACTTACGCTGCACGATACCGATAGGACCGCCATTCTTAGACGGCATGATGCTGATCTCAATATCCAGCGCACCTTTCCATGCTGAAGATCCTCGCGCACGATGCTGTGCCTCGTCTGAAACACCAGTGTGGTGAACCAAAACAATAGTGCAGCCAAACTCATTTTGCAGCAGAGCCATGTTGTCCAACATGCTTTTAGCATCTTGGGCGGAGTTCTCGTCACCAGCGAAGTTGCGATGTAGCGTATCGATTACGATGGTGGACGGCGGGATATCGAGTGCGAGTATGGCTTCACGGATCTTTTGATACCCAGCCGGGGTATTCAGATCGCAACCCGTCATTGTTATGTTGAAATTGTGTTCGAGACTGGTAACACCGTTGTGTTGTTTCCATGCTGCGATACGACCCTTCAAACCATGATGGCCCTCGCCAGCCAGATACAGGACTGATGACTGCTTTACTTTGTGACCCATCCACTCTGGGATACCTGACGCCATGTGAAGCATCCAATCCAGAACAACGAATGTCTTACCGCAACCGGATGGACCGTGAACCATAACCAATGCATCAAACTGTAGCCAATTCTTAACCAGCCAATTTATTGGTGCTGGCTGGCTGGAGAAGTCGTCGCCATCAACAACCCATGTGTCTGTCTGTGGATACAGCAATTCATGTAGATCACCACCGTTTGCCCGAAAATCATTGGCGTCACCAGCTTCTGGCGGTATCACGATGCGGGCGCCCATCTTGGCAGCGGCCTGTTCAGCATAATTCTTACCCACCCCAGATTCATCATTGTCAGCAACAATCACGATCTGCTGCATGTCGCCAAACTTATCACGCATTGCCTGTGCCACGGCTGGGATGTTGCCCGCGCTGTATGCAACGACGACTGCCTGTGCTGTGACCTCTAATATCGTCGCGGCTGTGGCAAAACCTTCAGCAATGAAGATTGTTTTGTCTGGATCCCCAAGCATCCAGTAGCAACCTTTGACGGCACCGCCGGGATGGTATTTTTTGTCGCCGCTTTCTGTGATGTATTGGAGTGAACTTAACTCACCATCAGCGCCGTACATTGGCACCATTAATCTACCGTCGCCTGTGATGCGAGCGCCCCAACCACCAACGCCTTTGCGTTTCAGGTATGGATGCTCTGGAGATGCGGCACCAGCATCTCGCCAGATTGTTCCGACTGTCGATGCAGCAACATCATTTTTTCGCTTTCGGTCCTCATCCCTAGCAGCGCGAGCTTCAGATGTGCGGCGTGAGATCGCCATCTGTTCAGCGGCTGTAAGCTCACGCCCAACGTCTGCCCTCCAAGATTGCTCAATGCCATCACGCCAACAACCGAACCGCCCAGCCGGGATGCCATCATCGAACGCAACGTACCAGCCACTGTCATCTCTGGATCTGCCCCTCGTTCCAAATCGGTGCAACTGCCCATCTAAAGCAATCTTTGGCGGCGGCTCTATCCCTGCCTGTCGCATGGCATCTGCCAATTGCATCTCTGGCGGATCTAACTTGTCGGTATTTTTCTGCCACTTGTCTCCTAGAATCCCCGTTATGTCAGCCATTAATCAGCAGCCAACTTACCGTCTGTTAAACGCTCAATCTCAAACTGTCTCAGCTTGGGCGGCGTTTCTTTCCAGCGGTAAATCGGATGGGGCCAAATGCCAAGGGCATTCGCCAGATTCTTGATGCTACCAAAATGTTCAATCGCTTCAGAGGTCTTCATTTCATTTGCCTTTCATTGCAATTAGAATTTGACTTATAGTTCAAATAATATATTATGTAAATAGAAAAGCGCAACCGGACTTCCCCGACCGCGCCAAGGAGAAAAAAATGGCCCGCACAAAATTCCAGCGCCCGGACAACTCGACATCTTCAACTAGACACCAGTAAAGGCTGTTGTCGATGGCATGGCACTTCCAAGTGACGCGCATATGGGTCCAAATTGCGGGCTGACGGCGATGGCTATTGCGGCGGGCTGCACACTGGCTGAGTCTCGTGCCGCATACCTGAAGCATCACGAAATAATTGAATAAAGATGTTGACCCCATGGTCAATAACACCTATATTAAATCATCAAGAGCGCGAACGGATTGTCCGACAGCGCGGGAAAGGAGAAAAATAATGCTCGCTTACCATAACGACCCAAAAATCAAGACAGACATTCTAAGTCAGTTACAAGAGCACGCCGCCGCTGATCAGATAGTCAAGGGCCATTACTGGCAAGACGGTAAAGGGTGTGCCATTGGCTGCACAATACATTCCGACGACCATATGGACTATGAGACACGGTTCGGTATTCCTATCATGCTGGCACGGCTTGAGGACTGCATTTTCGAGGGGTTGCCAAATGATGCCGCGAAGACCTGGCCTATTCGGTTTATGTCGGCAATCGAACCGGGCATTGATCTATCGACGGTCGGCTGGAAATTCCTTCACTGGTTATTGACTGACGAAGAAGTTAATCCCGGCATCAATCATCCAATTGTCAAAGACGCTGTTAAGCGATGCGCCGATGCCTTGCTACCGCTTACCGTTGGGCAATCTATAGATATAAGTGCTGCGAGTGCTGCGTGGAGTGCTGCGAGGGCTGCTGCGAGGAGTGCTGCTGCGTGGAGTGCTGACAGTTCTGCTGCGTGGAGTGCTGTGTGGGGTGCTGACAGTGCTGCTGCGTGGAGTGCTGACAGTTCTGCTGCGTGGAGTGCTGCGAGGGCTGCTGCGTGGAGTGCTGCTGCGAGGAGTGCTGATAGTGCTGCGAGGAGTGCTGCGAGGGCTGCTGCGAGTGCTGCGAGGAGTGCTGCGAGGGCTGCTGCGTGGAGTGCTGACAGTTCTGCTGCGTGGAGTGCTGACAGTGCTGCTGCGTGGAGTGCTGACAGTTCTGCTGCGTGGAGTGCTGTGTGGGGTGCTGACAGTGCTGCTGCGTGGAGTGCTGACAGTTCTGCTGCGTGGAGTGCTGCGAGGAGTGCTGCTGTGTGGGGTGCTGAGAGTTCGTATATCCTAATGGCGGATAAACTCTTAACTCTTCTGAGCGAAGCACAACCGCCGTCCGAATTACGAAACGAGGTGAGCGATGCAAACGATACATCGTCACTACCGCCGGACACGTCCAGATCGTGAGTTGGGAATCAGTTTGAATAAACTGGCAAATTAAACTGGAACACCCTGCCAATTTAGCCTCAGACATCTTCGGATGCTGGGGCTTTTGGGGTAGGAGCCGCACCGCATTACGCGAACTGGCTACAACAGGAGAACGCAGCAATGGCTGTTAATTTACAATCGACCAGTACCATTTCAGCAGATGGTATCAAGATATTGGCATACGGTGCCGCTGGATCTGGCAAGACAATGCTGATCAAGACCCTACCAGACCCAATTATATTATCGGCAGAGGCTGGATTGCTGACACTATCAGATGAGGAACTGCCGTTCATGCAGATCGCATCTATGGATGATCTGCGCGAGGCATACGAATGGCTGAACACGCATGATGCAAAGCATTTCAAGTCTGTGGCAATCGACAGCATCACGGAGATCGCTGAAGTCTGTCTGGCAAACGAGAAGAAGATCAATAAAGATCCTCGCGCAGCCTATGGCGAAATGCAGACGACCATGGCTGAAGTCATCCGTTTGTTCCGCGACCTGAAGGGCAAGAATGTTTACATGACTGCCCAATTGTCAAAGACCACCGACGAGATGGGCCGCGTTCTTTACGGGCCATCAATGCCGGGACAGAAGGCGGGCCAGTCATTGCCATATGCATTCGACATCGTCGCAGCAATGCGCGTTGAGAAAGACGAAGAAGGTAAACTGCAACGTGCGCTGATGATGGAGAGTGATGGCCTCTGGCAAGCCAAGCACCGGATGGGTGCCAAACTCGAAGCGTGGGAAGCTCCTGACTTGAGCGAGATTATCAAGAAGATTGGATGGAAGTGATATGATCAATAATTCCCCAATCTACGCACAATGGATGCAAGCAAAGCTTGAAGAGCAGGAAGCTCAGACGCGGCGCCGCCTCCTTGAAGACCAGATGGTCAAAGACTTCAAGATATCTGACGCGCTTGAAGGCGTTGAGAATTTTGAAATCCACAACTTCAAGATCAAGATCACTGGGCGTATTAATCGCAAAGTTGATGGAGATAAGATACAGGCAATTGCCACAGAACACGGATTGTCTGAACACCTACCAAACCTGTTTAACTGGAAGCCATCTATCATTATGGCTGTATGGAAAAACACCGACGCAGCAATCACGCTGCCCCTACTGGACGGCATTACAACAACGCCAAGCCGTCCTTCATTCGCAATAACAGAGGAATAAGAACATGGTTTTTCTTGGAGAAACTGTCAACGTGGGCGATGCCCCAGACATCCAAAACGAGTTCCTGCCAATCCCGGCTGGATGGTACACCGCAACGATTTTTGCTGCTGAACTAAGAGACACCAAGTCGGGCACTGGAAATTACATTTCAATTCGGTTCGATGTGACGGGTCCAGCGCATGAGGGGCGTGTGGTTTTCACAAAACTAAACCTAAAAAACCCCAATCCGAAGGCTGAAGAAATCGGGAGATCACAATTGGATTCCCTAATGCGGGCAGTTGGGCTGTCATCACTTAAAGACACTGACCAGCTTATCGGCGGCACTTGTTCTATCAAATGCAGCATCCGACTGTCTGAAGAATGGGGCGATAGCAACGAGATCAAAGCGTACAAGGCTATCGATGGATATTCACCACCAATGCCAAAGGCGAAAGCAGAAGAAAACTCGCCCAACAGCAACCCACCTTGGAAAAAATAAAGGGAGGGCTGGGGGCTAATAACCCCCAGCTTTTTACTATGTCCGCAATGAAAACACTTCAGGAAAGATTTGATGAAAAATATATCATAGATCGAGTGTCTGGATGCTGGAACTGGACAGCTTCTGTAGGCCGACACGGCACTTGTGTCCTGCATAAGTGTGATAATAGACAGTGCGTTAATCCAGACCACCTGTTTTTAGGCACACAAAAAGAAAACATGGAAGACCAAGCAAGAAAGAAAAGAACGGTTACATTTATAGGGGTAAAAAATAAATCCTCAAAACTGAAAGAACACGACATTGTTGAAATACGACATTTATTAAAAGAAGGGAAACGAGCAAAAGAGAAATAGGCAGAATCTTTGGGGTTTCTGACGTAACCATATTGAGAATAGAAACTAAGAAAACATGGAGACACATTAAATGACCACAATACCAAAACGCGATGACGATATCATCACCATGATCGACAAGGCACACGAAGACCGTGCCGAACGACCAAGGCCGCACTTCGGCGCGTCACAGGCAGGGCATAAATGTGAACGATGGCTCTGGCTGTCATTCCGCTGGGCTGTGAAACCTAAGTTTCCCGGCAGGATCTTACGCCTGTTCAGACGTGGACATCACGAAGAAAACTGGATTGTCGATGATCTGAAAGCGGCAGGTATCCGAATCACTCACGCCGGGAAGATGCAGAAGCGCGTCAGCTTTGGGTGCCATGTGTCAGGGCAGTTGGATTGCATTATTACGAACGGCGTACCAGAGGCACCAAATAAGCCTCACGTTGCGGAGTTCAAGACACATTCATTGAAGTCATTCACCGACATGCAGAATAACGGCGTTGAGAAATCAAAGCCTGTCCATTACGCGCAGTTGCAGTTATACATGCACGGCACGAAGATTGATCGCGCCCTGTACGTTGCCGTCTGCAAGAACGATGACCAGCTTTATATTGAGCGCGTCCGGTATGACAAAGATTTTGCAGAAAAACTGCTGGAGAGATCCAAGCGCATTGTTCTGTCAGAGCGTATGCCAGACCCACTTTCCACCGACCCAAGTTGGTATGAGTGCAAGTTCTGTGACGCATATGATTTCTGCCATTCAACCAAGTTGACCAAGGAAGTGAACTGCCGGACGTGCGCCCACGTTACGCCTGAAGAAGATGGCACATGGTCATGTGCGCGGCATGGCGAGGGCGGCATTCCAACTGAGTTCCAAGCAGAGGGCTGCGAAGACCACGTTCTTCATCCTGATTTGGTACCGTGGGAGATGGGCGAAAGCACGGACCCACACGAAGCTGTCTACATTATCAACGGCGAGCCAATCCGAAACGGGGTAGCAGATGCACACACATTCGCATCGACAGAGCTTGTTGCTAGCGGAGAAACTTGCACCAACGACCTAGTAAAGACCATCAGAGAAACATTCCCCGGCGCTACCATTAAAGAAGTACGCACCATTGAGGAAACATTCGATGCTTAGAGATTACCAGCAGCGAACAATCGATCAGTTGTATAATTGGTTCAGGGCGGGCAACGATGGGCATCCCTGTCTAGTGTTGCCAACTGGATCTGGCAAATCACACATCGTAGCGGCGTTATGCAAGGATGCTTTGCAGAACTGGCCTGACACCCGCGTACTTATGCTGACGCACGTCAAAGAACTTATTGAACAGAACGCAGAGAAGATGCGGCAGCACTGGCCCACTGCACCCATGGGAATCTATTCTTCTTCGCTCAGATCCAGACGGCTGGGCGAGCCAATAACATTCGCCGGGGTACAATCGGTGCGTAACCGTGCAGAAGAAATTGGTCACATCGATCTGGTAATTATCGATGAATGCCACCTTGTCAGCCATAAGGCCGAAGGCGGGTATCGGAACCTCATTGACGCGCTTACCACAATTAATCCGCATATTCGTGTAGTGGGCCTAACCGCCACCCCATACCGTCTTGGGCATGGATTGATCACGGATGACACAGGGCTGTTTTCTGACCTGATAGACCCAGTAACAATTGAAGAACTAATAGCCAAGGGACACTTGGCACCGCTCAGATCCAAGGTGACGGATCTGGCGTTAAGCACATATGGTGTACATAAGCGGGGCGGCGAGTTCATAGAAAGCGAACTGCAAAAGTCTGTCGATACAATGCATCAGAACATGGGGGCCGTAAACGAAACGATACGGCTCGCAGAGGATCGCAAGTCTTGGTTATTCTTCTGTGTCGGCGTCGATCATGCGTATAACATTCGCGATGAGCTACGACAGAACGGGATAGTCGCGGAGACAATCACCGGGAAAACATCGAAGAAGGAACGCGAGCAGCACATCGAAGACTTTAAGGATGGGCGGATCAAGGCGCTGACAAATGCCAACGTCCTGACCACTGGCTTCGACCATCCTGACTTGGATCTCATTGTGATGTTACGCCCGACCATGTCGCCATCCCTGTATGTGCAGATGGCAGGACGCGGAATGCGACCCAAAACCCACACGGATCACTGTTTAGTTCTGGATTTTGCGGGCGTTGTCCAAACGCACGGGCCGATCACCGCCGTTGACCCCGGCAGGAAGGCTGGCACGGGCGAAGCGCCAATGAAGATCTGCGAGAACTGCGACGAGATTGTGCCACTCTCAACTAAGGTATGTCCAAGTTGCGGTATGGCATTCTTAGAATCTAGCCTACCTGAGAAGCCGAAGCTTCGTAATGACGATATCATGGGGCTGGATGCGAGCGATATGTCAGTGACTAGCTGGACATGGCGAAAGCACGTCAGCTACACCAGCGGCAAGGAAATGCTCCGCGTGACCTATTACGGTGCTTTATCTGATAAACCTGTTAATGAATATTTAACTGTTGAGCATCAGGGATACGCCGGGAAAAAGGCGCTGGAACTATTCGCCCAACTGGCTGTAAAATCAGAGGCATTCATGGAGGGTCTTGAGAATGCAGGGCTTGAGGATGCAGCCAATATTATGAATGCCGCCGTGCCACCAAGTGGCATTAGGTATAAGATGGATGGCAAGTTTCACAGGGTTTTAGATAGGACATGGATGTGAGGAATACTGAAGAAAAAGACCCAGCAGGAAAATCTGCCGGGGATTCCGGTGCAAAGATGGACGAAGGTAAAATCCGTATCGATCTGATCCTCGATGGGATGCCGCTGGCACTAAAGGCTGTGGCTGAAGTCGCCACATTCGGCGCTAATAAATATTCATAGGGCGGATGGCAGCACGTCCCAGACGGATTTAAAAGATACACCGCCGCGATGGACCGCCACAGGCTCGAATGCGGGGAAGATACTGACAGCAACATGCTGCACGATGCCCACCTAGCATGGAATGCCTTGGCCCGATTAGAATTAAAGTTGAGAAAAAATGAAGACTGAACATGAAGAACAGCGAGAGCTTGTGCAATGGTTTAGGCAAAAATTCCCTGACATCCGAATCTTCGCAATCCCAAACGGCGGTCACCGACACAAGGCCACTGCACTCAAGTTGAAGCTTGAAGGCGTGAGCCGTGGCGTACCGGATCTATTCATTCCAGAGTTGCTGTTGTGGATTGAGATGAAAAGCATCAAGGGCAGCAAGACATCAACCGAACAAAAAGATTGGATGGAACATCTGGAAGGCATCGGACATCGGTGCATTATAGGGTACGGATTTGAGGACGCGAAGGCAAAAATATTTCATATTATTTGAAGATAAATGTTGACCCTGAAATCAATACGTCCTATATTTAATCATCAGAAGGGCAACCCGGACTTCCCGAACCGCCCAAGATTGGAGAAACAAATAACTAGCCCTTTTGTACATAAGCCTAAGAATTTAGACATTCTCACAGTAAGTCCGATGATGGACAAAGTGAAATGGCGCGAGATTATGGATCTAGCTAAGCTTCAGGCTACGCAAAACTAGATATTCAAGGAATTTAAGATGCATAAATCAATTCAAAACATTCTTGATCGTAACGCTACAAAAAATTTAGAAGATCCTATTAAAGATACTTGGATAAAAATTACTGAGTTTTTTGATGAGGGTCATGAGGCTTGCGATCGATGCGAATGGAATTGGGGCGAACAAGGTTGCCGTCTTCTTCACAGTAGTGGTCCAAACAATCCTGGATTTTGCAAAGCCTTTGACGAGATGGGAGATAAATAAATGACATATATTGAGTTACTTGTGTGGCAAATTGACTGTAAAGAAATCACATTTTCTAAAGCTTGTGATTTCCTTGAAGAACATGGCATCAAGTTTATCAGGGGTGTCCGTTTAATGAATGAAGCTCGTGTTA